GGCAAGTGCTTAACAGCTTGATACCAAACTTCGGCATCTTCGTTATTGGCACCTTGTAGTACATTTAAGAACTTAGTTTGTCCTTTGCGATTGCGTAAAAAGAAATCATTGTTAAACAATGTTCCATCTAAACAATCTTTAAAGCTTTTTAATCCAGTTCTAGGGCCATTGTTTTTGTCGTAAGCCCAAGTTGGAATATCAAGCACCATGCTATAATCAGCAGTATGTTCTAGCCAGTTAAGAACGCCCATTCTAGTTTTATCAGCAGTACCAACATAGCCAGCATCGCCTTGCTGTTCCCAGAAATGTTGCCAATCAAAGTTAATAACACCTTTACCAATCTGGAATCCACCGCTGTCACCGAGAATAAAAGTATTCTTTTTATCTCGCTTTTGAATCATTGATTCTTCAAGATCACTCTTAGTAATATCTAATTGTGCATGTCCTGCTGAATACAATGCGTCTGGATAATAGAAGTAAGAATCTTCCTTATTAAGAAAGTTAAATCCTTCTACTCCGGTTTCAAAATCTGATGACAAACGTCCTTGTGGAACAAACTCACTGTGTTGTTGTTTGCTGATAAAGGTTTGAAAGAACGTACTGATACTAGGAAGGAACACAGCATAATCTTTGTTCCTTGCCTGTAAGTCAATTCTTGTTTTTTTACTTATTGACATAGCCGCTACCATTGTATTTCATAGTAGTGGCCAATTCAGGCCAAGCACTCTTATAAAGACCTACGTGGATCTTTAATTTCTTTGGAGTACGATCATTGGTAATTTGAATACCAACATCGTAAGTGTAGCTATACTCTTTAAGCATAACTTCAGTGATTTCATAACTATGAATCCACCGATCGTTTCTCATATCACTGAGATATGCAAGGAACATATCTGCAGGCAGATGTCCTAAGCCCTCTTGTAGAATGCCGTCATACATTTCGGCAATCTTTAACAAGTCGTACTTGATGTCATTGATATTAATCATCGCACGACTTACATAACTATTATTATGCATAGTTCTAACCTTACTTCTGTTCAAATTGAATGTAGCATCCATTTTCACCATCCTCACTTACTTCTATGGTTACTGCTCTACCGGGATGGCGAGCATTAATTTGTGTGTACAAATCCTCTGCGATCATCTCGCAACTTTTAAAGTCTAATGCTAGTATAGCACCTTTATAAAGATTTTCCAACCAGCGTTTAAATTGAATAAATTCAATGTCACGATCATCATGAAACACTTCAATGGCTACTTTAAAATGGAACATGTGTCTGTGAGGATAGCCAAGAAAGCTGACATCATATTCATCTCCGGTAGCCAAGTTAGGATCAGTTAGAGCCGCTGGATACTTGTGTATGCCTTCCTTACGAAAGGTAACCCAAATCATTTTCTTCATTTTAATTCCATTTTTCAATAGTTGGATAACCAGGAACTGACGCCACCGCCGTTTTAGTTTCAGCGGCCTGCGCTTTTTTTGGTGATTCGATAACAGCGGCTAACTGTTCCGTCTCTTCATCTTCGGCAGTAGCATCAGCTTCAGTAGTACCTGCTCCGATAACCTTTTGATGGAAGTTCCATAGTTTCCAATCAATTGCCTCGAGAAAACTTTCGATTCTCTTGAGACTTTTCAACATTGCATCTGCTTGTTTATCATTCATTATTCATTCTCCTTAGTATCCATGCCACCAAATTTAAAGGTGTAACCATTTTCTTCGCCGATAATACGAACCATGTTCATCAGCATCCAAAGCTTCCAGTCTACTCTGTGTAGGTATTCCGTTTGCTTTTTAAGTTCTTCGAGAACTTCTTTCTGCGTAACCTCTGGCTTAGAATCATTAGAGGCTGTGCTCTTCGTTTTAACAACTTTTGCCTTAGGTGTTACAACTTCTTCGTCAATATCAATGTCACCAACTGGCGCGGGCTTGCGTGTTACTGGGGTTAATTTCTTTGTTGCCATTATCGTGTATGTCCTGGTAAGATGTAATTGTATGTACCAATACCACTGTCGATAGTAATCATACATGCAACTTGGCTGAAGTGTACAGTACACTCTCCGCCCATGCCTAGTTTAAGAATTGATAGAAATTTATCAATAGGCCAAGCATAGCCTTCTTTAATATTGCCTATAACATTTTGTGCAAATGTCATGCGTCCAAAGTGGCTACCAGCAGTATCACTACCGAAAACAAGAACAAGGTCGTTGTTCTCAGTTTTAACAGTGAACGTTGGTTCCAATGAAGAGTAAACACTGGCCTTTTGTGCCATTTCGCTTACCTTGCTTTTCTTTGGTTCAAAGCTAATGTCCCATTTAACACCTTTAAACTTGCTTTGTTGTAGTTGTGTGTCAATGATCTCTTTGCTCATTAAACGATACTTGTCGTTGTTACCTTCGGCATCTTTAAATAGTAGATAGTCGGGAATAGTTTCACCGTTGCGCTCTGTTGTAAGAACTTCTACAGTAGCACCGTCTTTGTTGTAAAGGCCAGTGATACCATTTAGAAACGCTAAGTTACCTAATCCAACTTCACCAATTAATCCTGCATCTGGATTTTTTAGTTTTGCGTCTAGTACAACGGTTTTCTTTTCATCACAAGTCCAAATTTCAGTTTCTGAGTCTGTACCTGTAATTTTAGCCAAGTCAAAAAAGCCAAGGCTTGCCGTATGTCTGACGATGTCAAAAATTGTGTCTTTCAAATTATTTCTCCTGTATAGTATATTATACTATATTTAGGTTTAGATAGTCAAATTGTATATTACCAAAATATACTTTGCTAAGTGTAGGATATGTGCCAAACATATCCTGTCTTTTATTTAGTTACCCGAACAACATATCGAAGCTAGTTTTCTGGTCACTAGCACTGATATCCCAGTCAAGAACTCCAATTAGGTTGTCCACTTTATTGTCAATAATAGTGGCTTCCATAGCCGCATTATCAAACGATAATTCCTTAAACCATTCTGGTAGTCTAAGTTCATCAGTTGGATAAGCAATGCTTGTTATACCCATTGGATTGGATTTAAGTTTGCATACAATGACTTTCATACCATCAGTAATATCCATACTGCGTTGATCACTGTGTGCTTTTTTAAATCTATTCCAATTGATAGCTGCCATAGCATGTCCAACTCCGCACTTACCAGTCTTTGCAAAGACTTCGGTATGTTTGGTTAAGTTGTTAACACGCTTGGGCGTACCTTTTTCCCAGCCGGGTCGCTCCTTAAAGGCAGTTCTGAATTCATTGATAGCATCAATAACGTCTTGCTTGTCTTGTCCATTAAGAACCATAAGCAAAATTTGTTCAAGAAACTTTTGCATGAATTCAGGAGTATCCGACCTTTTAAGATCGAGTCCCATGGCTTTAATCTCACCAAGCTCTCCATCTACGTCTTTACGTTTACCTTCTTTATCATAGATAAGAACGGCATAACGTTTTTTAGTAATGAACAAGCCTTTACTAGCAACAACTTCTCGACCTGCTTTAATGATCTCACCATAGTTAGTGGGACAATTAAATGCTTGGTTCATAAAGCCCGGGAATGTGCTATTAACTTCATCGGCCACAGTATCATATAACTCGATGATTTTATCACGAGTCCATTCGAGTTCTTTACGGCTAATTTGCTGTTTATAAACAGGGTACGCACTAAAGTAACATGAGTCAGTATCACCATAGATAATAGTTTCACCTATGTGATTATACTCTCCAGTAAACATTTCATTTACTTGACTGGCCATGTGCTTGGCAACTTGTCTGCCACATAGTGTAGTACTCTGTCCCATGCGTAAGTCGAAGAACCTGCTGCCTGCATTAAGCAAAGCGCCATACAGTGAGTTCAAATTAATCTTTTTAACTAACTGTCGCTTGTCCCAATACTCAAACATATCAGTGCCATATGCTTCCTTGGCTTTCTTTTGTAGTTCTTTACGTTCACTGTACCAACGTGCCAGCAAGCCAGGAATAACGCCCTGCTTTTCAAAAGTAAAAATTGTACCATTGGCAGTTAACATCCAAGGGTTACCATTTAGATAAATTAACTCATATGCTTCTGCCGCTGACATTTCTGTGCTAGTACCATTCTCCCAGTCAATGATAACATCATAGGCTTTATTTTTAGCCATGACTTGATCATATTCATGTACAGCAAACTTTCCATCCCAATAGTCAGCAAAGCCTTCGCCTTTGTCTAACCATTCTTTGATTTCATGTTTAGTTTGTTGTTGACGTACTTGCCCTACGATGGTTTCGGGACTCATATTAAGAGCACGGATTAAGGAAGGATACAGACTGTTCAAGTCCATTGACCCAATCCAATCATGTACGCCTTTCTTAGGATAAGCAACATAAGCGCCTGCGGCCTGTGTTTCAATGCCATCACCACGTTTACGATCCAAGACCATTACTCCTCGCCCGTGAGCTTCATTGATAATCGCTTGGTCAGTCATTGCCACCGCACCCATTGTTGTGCGTAGTGTAACAGTGTTTGCATGTGCCAAGACGTTAACTAAGTCAATGTACTGTAGTTTGGCATCCATCTTATACAACAACATAGTATCTTGTCTGTTATAAGCAATAAACTTTTCAAAGTCATTGTTATACAGTTGATCCAATGTGCCTTCATAGTGAACTTTAGTTTCGCCAATCTCAATCTCACCTACATAGTCTAGACGATATGTATGAAGTTCATGATAGGTATACTTGCGATACAAGTCGAGATAGTCTAAGTGAACACGTCCGACAAAGTCATAGGTTGTACTAATCTTTCCATACTTTTCGTATTCACGCTTTTTAGGTCTACCACCCCATAGACAGAATCGCTTAGTATGATCTGCACCCATGAGTTTAATAATTCTATTAACTGTATAAGGTACGTCATAGCCTTCGCTGTTCCAACCACTGATGATGTCAGCATCGTCGATAATAGTTAGAAATGTATCTAACATATCTTCTTCATTGGGGCAAAGAATAGTGTCATCAAACCTTGCCACAATAGCTTCTGCTTGATCCTGCGCCATCTTCTCTGGTTTAATAACCAATGTAATTAGTTTATCTAACCAGCCGCAGTGTACAGAGATAGCAGTAATAGGATTAAAAGGATCACTGGGATCAGCAAACCCTTTTTCTTTACTGTAAGCAACCTCAATATCGAAAAATGCCTTATTGACTTGTGGAGCGTCACTGTTTAGATAGTTTGATTCTAAACATCTGTTTAATGGCTTAATGTCACTTTCGTAAAGTTGTTTGTGTCCATATATGCGCTTTTCTTTATCGAAAGCTTTGTTACTGGCCACAGCAACCTTAGTCAGTCTTTTACCATCAATGCCTGTGTATTGGCCTTTATTGTCAGCATAGTAAAACAAGTAATGGGCAGGAAAACTTTTAAACTTTCTTACTCCATCAACTCGTTCTACTACATTAATAAGGTCTTTATCTTTTACATAAATTGCGTCAACATAACTCATAGTATATTATATATTCCTGCAACATAGATTAATGTAACTATAAGTTGAACAATAATCAAACTCCACTTACGCCATAGTATACCGAGAACAAACCAACCTAGATTGCCTAGGCAACTGAGCCAAATGTTTAGAGGATAAACATTATAACTGGTCAGGGCAACTCCGATAATAAGAACAGCCGTACATAGCCATTCAAAATAAAATTGCCATGTTTGCTCTTTTAGGAATTTAATCAACGATGACCTGCAACTTCGAGAACTTCTTCTACTTCAGTAAATGCATCTTGCTCTTTGGCAAACTCATTCTTATAAGCAATACGCAATGCCTTTTTAAGTACGCCAGGCTTCATGTCTAGTTCTTCTGCAATGGCTTTGATAGTTTCATTCAAGCCTTCGGACAAGGCAGCAACCTCACCCATAACTTGAATGCCTTCGGCAAATAGTTTTTTAATTTTGGCTTTTTCATCGCCGGAAAACATACGCGGTTCCATAAACACTCCTTAATAAAATGTGTTCTACTATTATATAGTATTACACATCATCAGTCAAGTGTTATTTGGTAAACAGAGAAATTTCTTTTTGGCGTAATTCTTCAAGTTCACTGCGAACTTTACCATTTTCAATTACCCATTTTTTTAGTTCATTGGGTACAGAATTAAAATCATTTTTGTTGATAACTTTGAGTAAGTTGCTGTTTTTGAATATTGTTTGGCCACGGTCTTCGATGAATGATACTAACGCGGCTGTTTGTGATTCTGTTAATGTTACTTTAACTAAATCTTTTACTATCTTTTCAGTTGGTTGCATTATCTATTTTTTAGTGTAGCTGTCAACATCC